GTGGTGGTGTTGTTCTGCGCAGCGAACACCGGAGCGCCGGTGATCCCTAGCTGCAGTTCCTGGTTCACCACCACGGCGTCCTGAACGACGCCTGCATCGCGCAGATCGGCGTCGAGCAACGGATCGGTGAAGACGCCATACTTCGCGGTCGGCTCGCGGGAGCTGATGTCGCGCTGGAGGCGCTCGTCGGCGATCAGCTTGTAGAGCTCGACGACCGACTCCTTGATCTGGCGCTGCTCGCGCATCGACACCACTCGGGTGCCCACGTTTTCGACCTCAGGGGTTGCGGCGCTGAACCACTCCTGGCGCAGCTCGGCCAAGGCCAGCTGGGTGTCAGGGACGAGGGGAGCAATGGGATTGAACGCAGAGCTGACGCCCTTGATGCGGTGGAAGTAGCCCTCCTGATCCAGGCTCAGCACATCAACGCGCGGCATTTTCCACTGGTAGTCGGTGAGCACCAGGGTGCCGCTCACCGCTCCGGTGATCTGGAAGGTGCCCGCGTCGGCGTTGACGCTGGATGGCGTCACGCTGGTGAGATAGCGGTAGGTGACGCTGTAGGTGCTGCCAGGCGCAGGCTCTGCGCCGCCAGGCGCCCAGTCGACCTGATCGGCAGTCAGCACATAGTCCGTGCCAGGCGCATAGGTGGTGCCGCCCTGGGTGACGCTCTGGATGCTTAGCACCGAGGTGTCAGGCAAGGCGTCGATCGAGCCAGTGAAGGATCCGTGAGTGACGGTGACAGTCCGCTCAGCGGTGATCACCACGTCGACGATGCTGCTCAGAGGCTTGCGGCTGATGGTGATGGTCTGGGCGCCGGCGCCGCTCGACACGCGAGGCTCGTTGCTGATCGTCTGCAGATCAGGGTCAATCGGATAGCTCAGGGGTGTGGCCTGAGGCTTGTCAATCTTGCGGCCCTCGACGTTGGCGACGCCGTCCTGAACGCTGTAAACGTAGTTGGTGTTGGTGTTGTCCTGGCCCAGCGGAATGACGTTCAGCCCGCGGACGATGTAGCTGCCGTTGGCGTCGCGGTCGTAGCGGGCCAGCAGCTGGCGAACGCCATCGAGAGCGGGCGGTTCTTCTTGCGTGACCAGCACGCCGTTGAGCACGCTGTAGACGCTGAAGAACTCACCGGTTCCGCCATCGCCCGACCATCCCCAGGTGAGGGTCCGCTGGGTGCGGCCAGCGCCAGCCTCCTGATAGTTGCGGGTGCCAACGGCTGGATCACGCAGGCTGGCGTCCTCCAGCTCGGTGACGGTGGTCGTCACCACCCGGACGCCGATCTGAATGCTGTCGGTGGTGGGGATGGTGAAGGTGGCCGACGCCACCTCACGCACAGCGCCCTGCACATAGACAGCGCCGGCTTCCATCTGCACCGCGCCGCTTTGGGCATTGATGCTGGCTGAGCCGCCGCGCACCACCGCGCCGTCCTTGAACAGGACGTTGGCGATCTTCTGCAGGCGATCGCTGAAGACCGACTGGATCTCATTGAGCTCGGCCGACTGGAGGCCGCGGCTCGCCCGGAACAGCAGCCCGTCGTAGCGATCCGCGGGGTTGAACCGGTTGTAGTAGCCCTGCAGTGTCATGGCGGCCTCAGAAAGTCAGGACGAACTCAAAGGTTTCACGGGTGGCGGGCGTCCTGATGATCGCCACCACGTGCTCCAGCAGATACAGCGTGCCGGGGCTGGTGACCTGGGCCGCTGTGAAGAACATCTGCCCTGCAGGGAGCCCAGCCTGTGTTTGCGTGTCCAGAAAGAGCCCGGTCTCGCGGATGGTGCCTGAGCTGGCGTTCTCGAAATCGAGCGTAAAACGCAGGTACAAGTAGTTGGTCTGCGTCAGGCTGATGTCGTAGCGTCCATTCGGCAGAGTGATGGCGCCCTCTGCCGCAGGCGTCACGAAGGAGACCTGCGCTGCCTTGCGGTAGCCGATCGCCGAAAGCAACTCCGAAGAGCTGATGCTCTCTGGCGGCGTTCCGTCATCGTCCCAGGAGGCGTTGCCGGAGCCCACGCCGAGGAAGATGTTTCGCGCCGCGACCGAAGCGGCCAGGCCGGCCCTGCCAGTCGTTACGAGGGTTGCCATTCGGCCATGGCCTCCTGTGTCGTCATCATTCTAGGGGGAGCCTAAGTCGAGGTCTCATGCGCGCTTGCGATCAGCGGCGTCGACTCATTCCAGTAGCCAGTCCAACCGCCACGGGTCAGCCAGCTGCCAAACAGCGTGAGGTCCGCCACTGTTGCGTGGATGGTTAGGAGAGTGACGCCGGCGATGCCCTGCCGGTCTTCGAGAGCTTCTGCCTGATGCGCACGCTCCAGCCGCTCGAGGATCTCGGCGTACTCGAAGCGGCTGACGTGCTCACTCAGCACGCCTTCGCCACTGATGCCACTGCCCTCGCTGAGCTGCAATGCGCCAAAGCCGAACTCGGCCTCGTAGCGCGGCGAGAAGCAAGCGTTAGTGTTGCCCAGGACGGCGCCATCGCTGAGATAGATGCCGGCCTTGGCAAAGCGCAACGCCGGCTGGATCCGGTTGACCAGGCCAGCCCATCCTGCTGATGGTTGCCACCAGGGCCCATAGAGGTTGAAGTGATTGCGGGAGATCGTGACCTGCTCGGCCTGCAGGTGCCAGGTGCGCCATTCGAGCTCATCGAGCACGCTGCAGCTGAGGATGTTCCGGTCTTCGTAGATGCCGCCGTCGGTGCGGGTCTGGCGCTCGATGGCAAGACTGAAGACCGCGTCAGCGGTCAGGTTCGTCGCATCGGTGAACTGACGGCCGAACGACAGATGTGGCCAGTCTTCACGCAGGTAGACGCCGGTATCGTCACAAAGCCAGCTGCCGCCGCTGAGCAGGTGATCATCCAGACGGAAACGCCGGTGGTCATAGCCGCCGTAGACGCGGAACATCCGGCTGCGCACCGGCGATGACAGCCGACTGATCTCGATGACGCTGTTGATGGAGTCGAGACCATTCGGGGCCTGATCCAGGCCCAGCTGATAATCGGCCCAGCGAAGCGTGCCGGCTTCCGACTCCTCGATCTCGGCCTCGAAGTCAACCCAGGCAAGGCCGATCTCAACAGCGCGACGTGTGCCGCGCACACGCTGCCATTGCACGCCATCAGCCAGCGCCTGCCGCAGATCAGGAACGAACGGCAGGATCTCGCCCAGGCCGTATTCGTAGATCAGCCATGGCACCACATCGTCGGGAATGTTGGTGCGCTTGGCGGTGCGGATGCGCTCGGCGCCAGGCCCCAGCTTAGGCAGCAAGTCGCTGGAGCATGACAGGTCCCGCTCCAGTTGCGTGGCGTTACTGGGCAGCAGATCGGCCGTGGTCATCGGTCATAGCCCGCCAGGTTGATGGTGACGGCACCCGGCGCCACCGCCGTGCTGCCGTCGGCCACAACGGCGGTGGCGGGGGATAGCAGCTCCACCCGCTGCACGCCCTGTACGTGCAGGCGGCTAATCAGCCAGCTGGTGGCCAGGTCCCAACCCAGGCCCCCCTCAGTGGCGAACGCGGTTCGGATGCTCTGCTCGAGGCCGTTGAGGATTGCGGCGGGCTGGTCGGGGTAGAGGTAGACATTGGCCACCACGTCCACCTGAACGATGGTGGCGCTGATCACCTCCACCGTGTCCGTGATCACCCGAACGTCGTCGGCCTGCACCTTGGCGTTGACCGCCTGGAGCAGCTGTGTACTGGCAGCCCCATCGCCGCGGCCGCCCAGGGCTGCCTGCAGCACCTGGGCCCGGAAGTCGGCGTCGCTCTCGTTCTGCAGGGTGTTGCGGGTCAGCCCGTAGACGGCGCCCAGCGTGTCGAGCTCGGTGCCGCTGGCGGCCTTGATTGCAGGGCCCTCGTTGCTGAGGATTGCGATACGCACCTCCCCGGCGTCGGGGCTGGTGACCAAGGCATCCACCACCCGCTCGTCAGCCGTCAGGGTCTGAAAGCGATACCAGGCCGCGCCACCTGCTGTGCTGCTGCCCTTGATGCGCTCGATGGTGCGGCTGCGCAGGTCGCTGTCCGGCTCGGAGGTCTGACGCTCCACCCCGTAGAACGCGGCCAGGTTGTCCAGGTCGCCGCCGCCCGAGAAGGCCAGCAGGGTGGCCTTGAAGGCGTCGTTCACCCGCTGGCGGAGGATCAATTCGCGGTAGGCCACCACCTGCAGCAGCTTGACCGCCGGATCGCTTTCCAGCAGTGCGGTGTAGCTCGG